GTTTAAATGAATTGCATAATGTGGCTATTTCTTCACCGGTTGAAAAATCAAGTTTATATTATTCTAGTGGATTATGGAGAGATACAACAGCCGCACTTTTAGTAAGCGATACGGCTGCAATGTTAGCCAACTATGCCACTAAAGCATACGCAGACACAAGCGGCAGATTTTATGCAAGGCAAGATTTTAGAAATGTATCTTCAAACACTTTAACCTGGACGCAAACAGATACTTTAGTAGTGAATGATACAACATCTTTACAAGTATATAGGAATGGTCAAATACTATTACCAAGCCAATACACTGTACCAACAAATGCCTCCGTGGTAATCGGTTCAACTGCATTTAAGTTAGGTGAAAATTATACGGTGATTTTACCTCGCGGTGGTGGTGGAGGTGGAAGTGGGAGCGGATCACTTACCTCAATATCTGGTGGCACAGGAATACTTGTATCACCTAATCCAATTACAACAACAGGCACTGTCTCCGCAGACCTCTCTGTATTAATGGAGTTAACAGATACTACTTTATTAAACCTTACTACAAGGTTTGCGACAAAGCAGCCTAATATAACACTTACCACTACTGGAACAAGTGGAGCTTCTACATTAAGTGGTGATACTTTAAACATACCTCAATATAGTGGCGGAGGCAGCGGCACGGTTACAAGCGTAGGTAGTGGTTATGGCATATTAGGCGGCCCAATTACAACTACTGGCACACTACGAGTAGATAGCTCTACTGTTTACGATTTTGTGAGAGATAGTATTGTGGCAGTAGAAATAGGTGGTGATACGATAAAAATAATTAAACAGGAATATACACCTGCCACAAGCGACACATTAACCTTTACTATTCTTCCTAAATTCCCTATTCAATTAAGGCAGTTTATTTTGCTTTTTCGAAATGGGCAGTTATTACTTAATGACCAATTTACCGTAATTGACACAAACAAAGTTAAGATAGCAGCCACATCTTACAAAGTAGGAGAAAACTACACTTTAGTCACAGTATCGGGCATAGGCTCTGTTTCCTCTGGGCAAGGTAATCCAATCTATCCAGAGGCAGGCATAGCCCTGTCCACAGGCACAACATGGACAACATCAATTACAAACAATTCAAGTAATTGGAATACAGCATATACAGATAGGTTAAAATGGGATGGAAATAGCACAGGTTTAGTAGCAGCGACAGGGCGAACAAGCCTTGGAGGAACAACCATTGGACAATCAATGTTTACCTTAACAAATCCATCGGCCATTACCTTTCCACAGTTTAATGCAGACAACAGTGTAACGGCATTATCTGCTGCTAATTTTCGTACTGCTATAGGAGCTGGAACGGTGACAAGTGTAACGGTTTCGGGAACAAGTGGAAATCCTTTATCTATTCAAAATACAACTACTACTCCAGTCATTGAATTATTAAGTGCAACAAGTGGAAGAAATGGATATTTAACTGCAACGGATTGGACTACTTTTAATAATAAAGGCAGCGGAAATATTTCAGGCATTGGCTCAAATTCATATATACCAATTTTTTCTAGTAGTTCGTATATTGGGCAATCATTATTAAGATGGGATGGAATAACCATTCCTAACGCTAAATTAATTAATGATTATAATTTTAATGAATTTACATCACTTGCAGGTACAGGTACAAGAATGGTAGTTGCAAGTTCAACAGGATTATTATCTACTCAAACGATAGGTACATCTGTTACTTCATTTAGCGCAGGAACAACAGGATTTACACCAAATACGGCATCAACTGGAGTAGTTACATTAGGGGGAATATTAGCCATAACAAATGGTGGCACGGGTGCAAATTCTGCATCAACCGCAAGAACAGCTTTAGGTGCAACGGTAAGAGGTGCCAATGTTTTTACCTTGCCTGACATAGACCAAGTTTCTTTTATCAGATACAATGCAAATAATACTGTTAGCCAAAGGACTGCTGAAGGAATTAGAATTGACTTAGGCGGCACAACTTTAGGACAAAGTATGTTTATGCTTACTAATCCTTCAGCCATTACCTTTCCAAGATTTAACGCTGATAATACGGTAAGTGCTTTAAGCGCAGCGGATTTTAGAACGGCTATTGGGGTAGGTGCAGGAAGTGGCACTGTAACAAGTGTTAGCGCAGGAAGTCCTGCAAATGGATTAAGCGTTGCAAATGGAACAACTACACCAGTAATTTCAATATCATTAGCTGCAAGTGGCACTATAGGCGTAGTTAGTGCAACTACACAAACATTTAGTGGAAATAAAACATTTTCTGGCACAATAGACGTTTCATCTACTGGAACATTTGGAGGTAGGGTAAATACGCCATGGCTTGAAAGAACATATACAAATACTACAAGTTCTTCTTTTACAGTTAGTGTAAATACAACATGGTTAGATATAAATACAAGTGTCCTTACAACATTAACCCTTCCTAATGCAGCTACATATCCTGGCAAAGAATTGCACATTCGTCAAACAGGTGCAGGTTCATTGCAGTCAGCATCATCTAATATTATTCCCTTTACAGTACCTCCAACTGGTAGTACAAGTACAGGAATTTTAACAGCTTCAACTCATAGGGCTGTTACGCTTGTTAGTGATGGTACAAACTGGGTAATAATGCAAAGAAGTGGCAATTAATCATAAAAAACAAAAACATGAAACAACTCCTTTCCCTTTTCCTCTTCCTTTTGCCTTGCCTTGCATGGGCACAGTATCCGAGCAATGGCAACCAAAAAATAACGCTGGGAGAACAGACCACTGCCGATGGGCTTATTTATCGGGGTGTGGCTTTAAATGATACAGTACGAAAGCCTTCCATTGATACAATGGCTTACATGGTTCTTGATACCACTACTAATATAATGTGGCATTATAAAAAGGCAACGAGCAACGCATGGCTGCGTTTAAACCTTTTGCCAAGCGACACGGCTTCGATGCTGACTAATTATTGGAGGTCAGGTAGATTTAGTGGCACTTTGCCTGTGGCAAATGGGGGGACAAATGCAACGACTTTAACAGCAAATAAAGTAATGGTTGGCAATGGAACAAGTGGAGTTTTAACCCCTACTAATCTTCATTGGGATAATACAAATAGTTATTTAGGAATTGGAAGTATAAGTCCAGGTTCACGATTAGTTGTTAAAGGTGTTGATGATACAAATTCAAACTCAGCATTACATCTACTTAATTCATCAAATAATTCATTACTATTTGTTAGAAATGATGGAAGAATTGGTATGGGTACTTCAACACCAATATATAGATTTGTAATATCCAATCAAGGAGCAGAGGGAATTGAATTAGATGCAGGTATAAATCAAAGCAATAAAAATTTTATAGTTAATTATAATAGAAGTACAGGAACTTATATTGAAATGCAAATTAATGCCAGTAAAACAATTTTTGGAACGCAAGGCAACGTCGGCGTTGGAACTGAAACTCCGGCAGTTCAATTTCACACAACAAGCAATGTAAGGTTTGCAGGGTTAGTAAATTATGACCCAGTTGAAACAGATGCAGATGGTGATATAATAGATGGTGGCGCATCTGATTTTAATTTAAAAAACAGTATTGAACCTATAAATTACGGAATTAATTGTATAAATAAACTTAAACCAGTGTCTTATCTATGGAATGATGTAAATAGAAAACTTGACTCAACAATTCCAGATATTGGGTTTATTGCTCAAGATGTTATGGATGTTATACCTGAAGCGGTAAGAAGTAATGGTGATGGCGATTTACAACTAAATTACAAAGCAATTACTGCAACATTAGTCAAAGCCATCCAAGAGCAACAAGCCCTTATCAAAGCCCTTGAACAAAGAATTATTAACCTCGAAAATAAATAAAATGAGATACCTATTTTTATTCCTTCCCTTGTTTTCCTTTGCGCAAGATGTTGTCAAAGACACGGTGTACATACAAAAGCAAGGCAACATTTATTACATTATTCAGCAAACTACTTTGTCGGATAGCACAGTCACGGGCTCAAAGCAAATATTAGGCGATAGTGCAACTGCCATTCAAAGCCTTGTTACCGATGCTGAAAGGCAAAGCAACACGATTGCCATTCATGCAAAGCCTATAATCACAAAGGCTAAGTCAGTGCAAAGGATTAATTATTACAATGATTTGCACGTTCAAATTAGTGGTAAGCCTGTGTATTTTACAACGGCTCAAAGGGATACGGCAAAGTTTATCGGTGATTGGAAATTAAATTTTAACGGTGAAATTATTGATGGAGTAATTCAATTAAACAGCAATAAGCGTTTAATATTCAACCCAGACAACGGCAAAGTGTACACCATTTCAACCAACTTACTTTTATCTACATTTACCAATCAAGTTTCCTTTGCCTTTAACGGTATTAAATACGACTTGTATAAATATGCTGATGGCAAATTTGCAACCGTGGATGGTGATGTGAGATTAATAAAACTTGAATAATGAAAGCAACCTTAATAAACCTTTTGCACCTTGGATGGGAGAAAATAACGTATGCCATTTGTTGCGGATGGATATTTAGCTTTTTTGTTCCTATTAAGGGATTTTTGATATTTAGTGTATTCGTTGTTTTTGCTGACATGGCAACTGGAATCATTGCGGCAAAGAAGGAAGGGCAAAAGATAAATAGTCGTGGACTTTATCGTACCATAGAAAAAATAGTAGTTTATTTTTGTGCTATCCTTATTTTTGAAGGTGCAAGAAATACTTTTAGCCTTCCTTTCAACATTACATACATGGCAGCGTTTTTAATTGCAACGGTGGAGTTATATTCCATTTCGGAAAATATA